AAATGACTAAGGAAAAATTAAGAGCAGTAATAACTTATTTGGAAAACTATGCTTCAGACTTAGGTTTTCAACTATCGCATGGTGTGGATTTTATATCTTACTGTACAGACTCTACACCGGAGTTTGAAAACGAAAACCAAGCCGAGGAATATTTATCGCGGATTGAGTCTTTAATTACTGAATTGAAACAAAACTACGAGGATTGAAAAATAAATGAATATTAACGAAGTTGTGGAAAATTTAGAATTTGAACTTGACGCATGTTTGATTAGAGCAAAAAAAATTAATGATTCAGCATTGATTCTCGGTTTACTTTATTGTTTGGAAACAATAGAACAATGGCAAGACACTATGAGAGGAGCAAATAAATAATGACTAAAAATAAATTATTAGACTTGTTTTTGATTGTATTGGCTCTTACGCATGTAGGCATTATGTTTTATATGCTTATCGGCTTGTCATACGTCATAGGGCGCACGTTATGAGTGAAAATAAAGGTTTTTACTTGTCTATTTGTCGTAACGGTGACTTTTTACCTATTGTTCAAATGAAGTTTGGGACAGTAAAAGAAGCCGAACACTACAAAGTTAATCTTATATCGGAACTTGAACATGACGAAATTAAAGATATCCCTGATTTTTACATCGTAGGCGCACATAATGTTGAAGATATATAGTACTGAATTTTTGAGAGAACGTGGTTTTTCGTGCCGGTGGCTGCTAACTGCTAAAGGTTTACCGGTTATTGAATTAGATTTAAAGAATTCAAAACTACTACTTGACGAGCGGACGTGGAAGGCAATAACATTACCAAAGTTATATTTCCATATCATAAATAAGAAGTTTGATATTCCACTTGAGGACAATTCATGGCAAATTATACCCCAAAAGAAATAGACTTAAATTTCGATAAGATAGCCGAAGAAATAGCACAGTTGAAGCAATGGGCAATAGAAGAACCGGACAATGCCTCTTGTTATTATGCTGATATCGCTTACATCGAAGACAATATTAAGTTTCTATTATGTATTGACGGTTATCCGCATAAGGAATATGATACTTGGGATGAAGCGAAAAACGGTTATGATGATTGGATGTATTTCAACCGCGTGAACTATGAAAGATATGGTATGCGCGCAACAATAGAGAGGTGTTACGAATGAATAAAACGGTAGGTAGTCCATTTGATTGTGGCTGGCAAGATTGGTTACATGATCGTAAGTGTGATCCACATTGTTATGAGGATGAAGTCAGATATGACGATCTAACAATGGATCAAATGCTCGAATACATAAAGGGATGGAACGAAGCAAAAGAGTTTTATCGAGGCGCAAAAGCGAGTTTAACAAACTATGATTTTAACTAAGGGAGTTTATTATGTCTCATATTGGAAATAGTAAATTGATGGATAGAGTCTGTGATGAGGTTTACGATATGCCACACGAAGAAGTGTTGTCGTATCTTGGACAATATCGAAGTTTAGAGGGATGGCAAGAATTGAACGAAGAAGAACAGTACATGAAAGCCATTGAGTTGAAATACGAAGAATACATGTACGAATAATATGCGCTGCGTTAGTTGTGACGAAGTTTTAAGCGATTACGAAGCGACAAGAAAGAATCTGAATAACGAATTTATTACATTATGTAATGACTGTTTATCAGAATCTGACTTGGACAATGTATTGTTCCTAGACAGACCCGATTTAAGGCACCATACGGACGATCTAAGGACTTTTAACGACGAAGGAATAGTAGAGTATACCTTGGACATAGAACACGACAGAGAGGATTCTGATGGCAACTGGGACGAGTGACGAAACAATGGACTTTTTGTATCCTGACGGGATAACGACTTGTTATGAAGTGTTCCGTAACGGCAAAATGAAATACCAAGCCGTTTGGACAAACCATGAGAAGCATTATTACATTGATGGCGAAGAAGTGACGGAAGAATTTTTTGATTCTGAATTAAAGAAAGACAAACAAAATGGATAATAAAGAACAATACGATCAGACAATGGAAGAATCCTACTACTATCAGACTTTGGCGGATACTGTGGGATTGATGTTTGATTATGGTACGAAGAAGGTCTTATCTGATTTATTGGATTTGGCTATTAATGTGGAAACCACTACTACTCAGAAACCTAATTAGAAAGTTAATAGTTATTAAGTCTAAGGTTATTTAGTAGTAGAGGTTATTTAATAACTATAACTATATAGTTATATATAAGGAAGGGAGTTTAAATGGGTGTCCAATTGAAGTCGCATCAACCATGCCCAGACTGCAACAGTTCTGATGCTTTGACTGTCTATGACTGGGGAACAAAATGTTATTCATGCAACAGAGCTACATTTTCAGAACATAAACAAACCATGAAAGTGATATCCGGTAATGACTCATTTAAGAAGGTTGACGGGATTAGCAAGACGATCATTGATAGGAAGATTACAAGACAAACTTGCGAACAATACGGGGTTGTCGAGGCAGAAGGTTACTATCATTTTCCTTATACTGACAGCGATGGCAACATTGTTGCTTATAAGAAAAGACACACAACAGAAAAACGATTTGTAATCTCAGGTGATTGGCAAGCCGGTAGAATGTTTGGTCAAGCATTGTTTCCAGCCGGTCAGAAGTACATCACGATTTGCGAAGGTGAGATGGATGCTTTGTCGGCTTTCCAAATGATGGGCAGTCTAGGGCATACTAGTGCAGCTATATCAGTTCGTAACGGGGCTGCGAGTGCATTGTCGGATTGTCGGCAATTAGAGAACTTTGAATACATAGACTCATTCGAGAACATTATCGTTTGTTTTGACGCTGATCCGCAAGGACAAGAAGCAGCGAAACAAGTTGCTGAGTTGTTTGGCTCGAAGGTTCGAATATTCAAGCCACTACCTGGGTTTAAGGATGCAAGCGATTACTTGTCACAAAGTCAGATTGAGAAGTTCAACAAGCGATGGTGGTCAGCAGAACGTTTTGTCCCTGAAGGTATTGTCGATGGTTCTACGTTGTGGGAAGAGGTAAACAAGCCGGTAGAGAAAAGTCTTGTCAATTATCCCTACAAAGGTTTAAACGATTTAACGTATGGGATACGACCACAAGAACTTGTTTTATGTACAGCCGGTTCGGGACTAGGTAAATCTCAGTTTATGCGAGAACTGGTGTATCACATTCTCAGAAACACAAACGACAATATCGGATTAATGTTTCTAGAAGAATCTGTACGCACCACAGCACGTTCGATAATGTCTTTGAAGGCAAATAAACTGCTACATCTACCACACACAAAGGCAACGGACGAAGAAATTAAAGAAGCATTTGACGCAACACTAGGAACAGGACGGTTATTTCTGTTCGATCACTTTGGTTCGAGCGAGGTAGAACGTATTGTCAATCGTGTCAAATACATGGCAAAGGCACTAGACTGTAAATATATCTTCTTGGATCACGTTTCAATTGTTGTCAGTTCACAAGAACATGGTGACGAGAGAAAGAGTCTCGATGAGATAATGACTAAGTTGCGTACACTTGTTCAAGAAACAGGTATCTGTCTGTTTGCTGTGTCGCATCTAAAACGTTCGGAAGGCAAAGGACACGAGGAAGGTGCGGTTACATCGATGAACCAGTTGCGTGGTAGTCAATCACTAGGGCAGATTCCTAACATGATTATTGGACTGGAACGTAATGGACAAGCCGACGATGAAGACGAACGACACACAACTAGAGTTAGAGTTCTGAAGAATCGGTTCTGTGGCATGACTGGTCCGGCGTGTAACTTGCTATATAATCGAGAGACAGGCAGAATGACAGAAAAACTAGATGAGGATGCGCTGTGACTAACTTTCATTCAGATTTAGACAGAGGATCAAAGATAGAACATAAGGTTTTGTCTATGCTTAAAACTAAATATCGTAGTGCTAGTTTGATTGATGCTTATAAAGGTTACGATATCTGGGTTCCTGAAGCTGATTGTGGAATAGAAGTAAAGTATGATCCAATGAGCAACAAGACAGGAAACATTGTAGTAGAGTTTGAAATGAACGGCAAACAATCCGCACTAATGACAACAGAAGCTAAGTGGTGGGTGTTTCACGACGATGATAAGTTTATTTGGATTAAGCCAAAAGATATTATTAGATGCGTTTTTGACAATAAACTAACCCATGTTGAATTTACTGGACGTGGTGATAGTGCATCAAAGAAAGCGTTTTTAATAAAGAAAGATATGTTATTTTCTTACGGAACGGAAAAGTTTTTATGAGAGAAATAGCGATTGATATTGAAACTGACGATCTAAAAGCCACACAGATATGGTGTGCTGTAACTCAAGACGTTAACTCAGGAGAGGTTAAAGTATGGAAATCAGCAAACGGATTA